AGCCGGGCCCTGTTTAGCTAACTTATCACGTTGAGCTATTAATGATTCTAAATCATCTTTTACTATAGGTGCCGGCGCAGCCAGCGCTTCTTTTGTGGTAGCACCTACTGTACCTGCTGTTGCAGTAACCGCTGCTTTTGTAGCTGCACCAGGTTTATCTTTATTAAATTCCTCAGTCTCTCTTCTAATTCTTGCAGCTGTAGTTTTTGTTGAATCAAACAGGCTTAATTTTTCACCGCCCCTGTTAATACCTGATAATATCTTATTACCAAAGGACATTTTATCCCAGTTGGCATCATCTTGTGCTTTGTTGGCATCAACATAATCTTTATCTTTAAAATATTGAGTTTCATTTTTAACTCTATCCGCCTGCGCTTGTTTTGACATATTGTCAAGAAACAACGCGCTACCTACTTTTTCAATACCTCTACCAAGACCAGATTCTACCTTCTGGCCAAAAGACATTTTTTTCCAATTGGCATCATCTTGTGCAGTATCTATTTTTAAATCTTTACCCTCTGCATCCTTACCAACACCCAGCTTACCCAGACCGTAATCAACTGCAGCTCCGGTAGCCACCATTGCTGCAGCCGGTAAAGCATAAGGTAAAACAGCCCTACCAACACTCATTGCACCTCTACCTAAAGCTCTCGCACCTCTTCCTAAAGCTCCTGCACCAGGCAGCATATCTCCTAAGCCCAACCCGCTACCGCCACCACCACCGCCCTCTTTTACTGCCTCGATAAGCTCGTCAAATTTTTGAATAATTTTTTTATCATGATTTTTAGTATACTCATCAAGGTCAGAATCTGGCGCAAGTGCAAGCCGTATCTTTTTCAATTCCTCTGTTTGTAGCTTTGCAATAGAAATATTTTCACCAATAAGTTCATTGGTCTGTTCCATTTCTTCCGATATTATTTCCCCTGAAGATTGAATATTATCAGATTCAGGGTTAACTGGTTCATTAGAAGATGCAGTTACTTTATCAGGTTGCCAACCAGCTGGGGTACTAAGGATATCTTTAGCATAATCTTTTACACCACCGAAGGCATTAGAAATACTCTTTGCAGGGTTAGAAGCAAAGTTTGCAATACCCTGCCCAAGGCTCTTTGTCATTCCAACAGCACCCTTGAGCTCCTCCGTTACCGTGTAGTCTCCCGGCGCTCTAGAAGAATTATTTGACTCATCATCAGATTTTTTGGAACTTTTATTTTTAGCAAAGCTTTCCTGTATAAGTCTTAAAGACTTATCGATACCCCTAAGGGACTCTTCAGACCTTTTAAAATATTCCATTGATTTAGAAGGAATACCGGTCTTATCATCGCCCGAGCTACTATTACCTTTTTTCAAGCCCTCAACAATAGACTCAAATTTTTCTGACTGCAGTGCCATTTTATTGTTCTAGGTTAGGTCTAACAACTGGTCTTCTTACGACCGGTGTTGGTGTTGGGTTAGAATAATCACCAGTATTTTCGGTAGCTGGTGCAAATGTAGTTGAGACAGTTTGGCTATAAGGTGTTAGAGCCGGCGCTGGGGTTGCACCGTAACTCGATGGGGTATAATTTGAGGCAGTACCAGCTACCTTCTCTTGCGTCCTACCCCATGCAGCAATACCAAGTACCGCGCCCATGGCAAGGTGAAACAAACCGGCCCCTTGTAGTGTAAGCGGGCTCCATTGCGTTACTGGTTGCTTAGTAAGTACTTGTAACAAGCTCCAAAGAACAGGAAATATGGCCATATCTAACATACAAACGGCCATGTACATCCAACCCATAGCTGGACGCCATTTTTTCTGCATCCAATCTTCTTCTTTTTTTACTACTACTTCGTCTGCCATTTTACATGTTCCTTGCGTTTTGTTTAACTATCTTTAGCTTATCATTCTCGTGCCTAATATAATCTATCAATAATGAAACGTAAATCTCCCTCTCCCAAGGCAACATATTTTCAATTTCCGTTAAGCTGTACTTGTGGTGCTGCATTAACGAAAAGTTTAATGTATAAAAGTTAGCTAACGAATCTTGCGAGAGGGCTATACGAAAAAATTCTGTAAGCCTTCTAGCCTTGATACATTATGCTTTTTACATTCGGGACAGTCCGTTTCTATTACCTGTACGATCTTAGGTGCGGTAACAAAGAACTGCTCTAACTTATCAAATTGAGCTTTGGTTAGAGAAAATAGAAATGCTTCCATTTCTTCTTTAGTTTGATCCCTTGCTTCCCAATACTCATCCCCCCTAAAGATACCCTTAACGTTATTAACAATCATTTCAATAACTTTATCATTATCGCGTGATGTGAAGAGGTCAACGACTTCATCAATAGTTGGGTATTGCATCTCTATACCTAGATCATTAGTAATTAAAATTTTATTGGTATGACCTTCGCCTTTTTCAATTTTAAGATCATCAATATTAAACTTTGTGTCAATCTTGGTACCGCATTCGCAGTTAATAACAACATCAACAATCTCACCAATTGACTTGGCTCTTAGATTCATAAAAATATATTCAACGTCGAAGTAAGAAAGTTTTGCAACGTTTAATTTTTCAAACGTACAAACATTAACAAGTTCTCTAATAATTCTAGAGACTTCATCGTCTTCTGCATCTGCCATTGTCAAAAGAATTTTATGCTCTTTAACAAGGAAGGGTCTAAATCTAATCTTACTACCGTTAGAGGGTAAAGTCAATTCAAAGGTTGGGGTTTCTAGTACTGGTAAAGCCATTATGTTCTCCTATTATAAATTAGCCACTTAACTGACCTACACCAAAGGCCATGTCTTCTGTTGTTGTACCTGGGCTATACTCACCAGTATACGTTACATTTCTTAATCTACTATCTTCTTCGTATTCGCGAGGTACTTCAGGGTTAAATAATGTACGCTTAATAGATACTTCATTAACCTTTCTTGGATCGCACCATAACCTGTATGCAAATAACATATTCAGTCTATGTGTCTGGTTTGAAGAAGAGTTATTAAGTTCCATCATATTCATGTTACGAGGAAATGCCTCTAGTAATTCAATCTCATGTGTAACATTATCTTGTTCATCTATTTGTTTAATATTAATTGTAGTAGCATACTTTTCTTGATAGCTAACAGCAAATGTATTTTTGTTAACTATCATGTGCATCCAGTCTTCAAAGAACTTTTTTATTCTCATTTCTCGGTCGACATGAAACGTCATTGATAGACCTTCACCACCATACTCGGAAGACATTGGTCTTTGATATGATGGGCCAAATATCTTAAATGCTTTAGTGTTGATATTCAACATAGGGAAGTTCGTCTGTTCGCAATACAGGTTAACTAAATCCCCATCCCCCCAATTCATACCTAATGGTACCTTAATATTAACCTCAAAGCGATTAGTTCTCGCAAGGCCTGCGCCGCTGAGAACTTCTGCTCTGAATCTATCTAGACTATATGTAGCCATTAGTATTTTGTCCTTGACTCTCTCCAAACCGTGGCTTTATTTGCACCCACAAACCGTTCAACAGGTAACTGTGATGCAATAACCCAATCTGGATACTTTATGTGTAAAAATCTTGATTGTACATGTTCATATAGATAATGTTTAACGCAGGCTTTTGCTGGTGCAAGTCTTGATGCACTCTCAATAATATTCCACGTAATTCTAATCCTCGTATCTTCATTTAATTTATCATCCATTGCAAAATTATGCAGCGCACCAAGTAACTTAAACCTAGTTGCGTAAGGTAGATAATGAATGTTTAAACCTATAAACCCTTCATTAACTTTTCGAAAAGGTAATACCAAAGGAAACCGATCCCAATAAGGTAGCGTATCTTTTAATTTAGCATCATAGAAAAACATGTACATATTACCCGGTAGTATTCTCGTCACCGTATCAGGCACATTTTTCATTAATTTTTCTGGCTTGACAGTAGCCAACCCTTTTACCTGGGTTTGATACCAGTTAAGAGATTTTTCTGTATCGCCAGCTTTTTGCCGGATACTTAAGAAAGGGTTGGTTGTAGCCATATCTATATTTATAGGTTAGTTTATACCTAAATCTTTTTCGGTAAGAACTAAAAATTTCATACCCTTATCAATACAATACTCATCTGCTGACTTCCATTTAGCCTGGTTAACACCGTATTGAAAGACTTCTTCAATAAATCTTTTCGTTTGTCTTTTAGGAATTTCAGGTGGTTTTGTGAACTTCTCTGGTTTTATCTCCACTAAATATCTGATAGTTGCACCTTGCTTTGTAACCACCTTAATATAGAAGTCAACAAAATAACGATGTAGCTTGTTATCAACAGGTGAGCGGTAAGGTATTACGGTCGTCTCAGACCCCCATTCAACAACAGATGAATTAGTATCGCACCATCTCATGAACTTAAGTTCCCAGGAAGAGCGGTAAATAACATCATTAATGTTACCTTTATACTTTTTAGGGTTTAAAATGCGGTAACGACCTTTGTAAGTAGCTTTATACATAACAGATAAATATAACGATAATAAACTATTTATGGGATACCCATGGCAGATATACTCGACGATGTAACTAACCGTAATCTTGATGAGTACATGCGCGCAGCTTCAGGTACAGAATCTGGTCCTCAGAACTCGTTCAGTATAAACGTACATCAATACCCCTCCGATCTAGGGTCACCGGACGTTCTTCATTATATTGAATTTGCAATTAATATGAGGGGTAAGTCTGAGTTTATAAAAGACAAAG